CCCGGGGTTGTGGTGGACCAGCCATGCGTCGAGGTCGGCCCGCGGCGCCTCGACGCCGTCGTAGAGGTTTTCGCGCAGCTTCACCCGGAAGAACTCGTCTAGAGCGTGTCCAGCTTGATGTGATTCAGGATTCCTTGGGTTCGATGGTGTGATTCCCTCTGCTTGAGGCAGATATGGGGGTCGTGAGATGGGCAGGCCGCATCCTGTGGAGTTGCGCCAGCGGGTTGTGGACCATATGGCGGAGGGCAACTCGCACCGGTCGACGGCGGACCGGTTCAAGGTCTTGGTCCGGTTCGTAAACGGCATGGTCAAGCTGCAGGCATCCACCGGCGGCCTTGCACCGAAGCCGCAGGGCAACGGTGGCGGGCGTAGCAAGCTCTCGGGTCTGAAAGACTGGATCGCCCGCCGGATCGGCGAAACGCGGGACCTGAAGGCGGCTGCGCTGGCCGCCGAGATCTTGATCACGCATGGCGTATCGGTGCGGCGCGGTTCGTTCTGGAGCGTCATGCGCAGCCTTTGCCTGACACACAAAAAAAGACCTGCACGCCGTCGAGCAGAAGCGCCCCGGGGTGGCCGCCGCACGCCGCATCTGGATCGGCAAGCCCCAGCCCTTCATGCCCAAGCTACTGACGCGGATCGGCTCTATTGACGAGACCAGCGTGAAGACCAACATGGCCAAGACCACCGGCTGGGCCCCGCGCGGAGAACGCCTGGTCGACCATGCCCCCTTCGGATGCTGGCAGACCCAAACCTTCATTGCCGCCCTGCACCATGACAGGCTCGACGCCCCCTGGGTGATCGACGGCGCCATGAACGGCGAGATGTTCAACCTCTATGTCGAAACCCAACTCGCCCCCACCCTGCACAAGGGCGACGTGATCATTCTCGAAAACCCGTCGGTCCACAAGAGCCCGAGGGCCGCGCAGACCCTGCACGACATCGGCTGCTGGTTCCTGCCTCTGCCGCCCTACTCGCCCGACCTCAACCTCATCGAAATGGCCTTTGCCAAGCTGAAGGCCCTCCTGCGCAAGGCCGCCGCCCGCACCTACGGCGGCCGTCGGCACCGTCTGCGACCTCTGCACCGAAGACGAATGCCTCAACTACTTCATCGCCGCAGGATACAAACCCGGTTGGGCGTGACACGCCCTAACCAGTCGGGACAGGCTGTTCTGCAGGCCGCGCAGTAGCCTTCGCCCCCACTGAGCGACCAGTCGGCAAGGGCGCAGAGCCGATTTTTTCCGCGTCCAGCAGCAGGGCCTTGGCGACGTACAGGGTCTGGAACGCCTCGAAGGCGGGCCAGAGGTCGAGGAGCGCGTCGATGGCCTCGGGGCTTGGCTCGATGGGATTGCCATCGGCATCCCCGATCCCCTCCCATCCGAGGATCGCGCGCCGGGCCAGCGCCTTGGCCATCAAGAGCACGGCCTCCTCGGCCGCTGCGCCATCGGGCAGGTCGGCAATCGCGGGATCGCCGCGGGCGGAAACCATCAGGGCGGTGGTCAGCGGGCGGAGCTTCACGCGCACGCCCGGAATGAGGTCGCACCACTGCGGCGCGTTCGAAAGGTCGAGGGTCAGCATGGCGGGCCTTCTCAATAGGTTGCGACGGTGTTGACGAGAACGGCGGTGCACATCCGGGCGGGGCTCACGGCCTTTGCCGCCTGCCAGTCGAAGGTGGCCTGGATGCCCTGCGGGCCCGGGATCTCGATCCGGGGGCGCGGCAGGTAGACGGCATGGGCAGTGAAGGTGAAGCTGGCGTTGGCCCCAAGGATCCAGGCGAAGACCAGCTCGCAGGGCGTGCCGTCGATGGCCTGCGTGATCAGCGCGGTGTCGGCAAAGCGCACCTCCACCCGGCCGGTCAGCGCGGCCATGCCGGGGTCTGCCCCCTCGATGCGCCCGTCCGAGCGGATGGCCTCGATGCGATCCAGCCCGTTGGAGTAAGTCACCTCCGCCGAGATGACATTACCGAGCGGCGTGCCGTTGCGCGTGATCGCCCCGTTGAAATGGCCGAACCGCTGCAGGGCCAGCGAGGTGGGCGTGCCTGCGGCCGTGGCCGCCGCGACGCTTTCACCTTGCGCCACCAGTCGGGCGGTGGCGGTCAGCAGCCCCGACCGGGCCATCTGCCACGACAGCTGGTCGCAGACACAGCCGGTATACATCGCATAGCGCGGCACCTCGGGCATGGCCGTCTTGATGGCCATGCTTGGGAGCGTCCAGTTGCCGGACTGGAAGGTGTGGGTCTTGGGCGTGGTGCCGGTGGTCGTGGGCTGACCGAAGGCCGCCTTCAGCCAGAGGCCGAAGTTCTCGACGTCGATCGGCACCACCACATCGCCATCGGCCGTGACCGCGTCCTTGATAGGGGCCAACGGGTCGCGTCCCTGGCCCAACAGTTCCGAGGCGATCAGCGGCTGCTCGGAGCCGATCGTGGTGCTGGCAAATGGCACCGTCCGATAGCCCGTGGCGGGCGCGGTGCCATAGACGGTCTCGAACGCAAGCGCCATCTGCGCCCGCGCCCCATGGGCTCGTGCCATTGTATTCTCCTGTGGTGATGGGGGTCAGCCGAGCGGGTCGGCTGTGGAATAGTGCAGGACCACCGGGATCACCGCCGCCTTGAGGGTGGCGGCACCCTCGACCGGCAGATCGACCGGACGCGGCGCTTCCGCCTCGATCCAGTCGCAGAGTCCGCCCAGCGTCCGGTCGGCGCCAATCGCCGCGCCGATGCTGGCGCAGAGGGTATCGAAGGCGGCGTCACGGGTGGCACCCTGTACGACGGCTTCGATCTCGGCCCGGTGCTGGTAGTGATAGCGCAGCGGCGACAGCGTCACCTCGGGCTCCCCCGGCTCGCCGTCCCGCAGGATCAGGAGGCCTGCTGCGGGCACGCGCTCTGGCAGGACGTCGCCGCGCAGGGCGGTTGCGGGCAACGCCGAGAACCGCGCGTGCAGCGCGGCGAGGATGGTTTCGCGGGGGGTGGGCATATTTCCGCCTTGGTACGTTACCGGTGTGCACGGTCAGAGAAGTTCCCTGAAGCTCCCGATCTTCAGTCTGAAACGGTGGTTCGTCGCCCAATCGTCCTTGATGGCGTCAGCGACCTCGACACTCAGCAAACCTTCGACGATCATTTGTCTGGTCAGGTCGACCGTGCCGAGAACGACCAAGCCATCGCTGATGCGGCGGGCTTCATTCGCAGCACGCCTGTCATCCAGCGCGACGCCGGCCCCAATCGACACCGCATGTGCGATCGTCGCACTTTCGCCGATGCCAAGGCGCTGCGTACCCGTGAGCTGCCCAAACATCTCCAAGGCTGCATCGCTCTCCACCCGGCAAACTTCGCAGCATCCTGCGGTCAACGCAGCTTCGAACCGCGCCAATTGGTCCCCATAGACCTCCGTGATTTCGCCGACGGCATGGTCTGTCACGAGGAACTGCGGTGAAAGGTTCCGGATCAAATCCATCCGATCGATCCTGAGGAAGTTCACCAGCACAGAGGTGTCTGTGACGAGGACAACGGGCGGAGTATTCAGCATGTTGGACGTCACTCAGCTCGCGCGGCCTCAGCAAGTTCGAGCAGCTTGCGCCCATCGACGCCGATGGTCTTGCCCACATCCAGAAGGCGTCCTCGCGAAATCTCGCCCAGCCGATAAGCCTCAAGGGCCAGGTGAGCCACGCGGCTCCGAAGCTCTCGGGTACCTCTCTTGTTGCTGACTGGCGCCTCAATATCCTCGAAGAGGTCCAAGGCCCGCAGGTATTCCTTTCCCGCTTCCTCCTGCTCGGGAGACAACAGCAGGTCGCTTTCCGGCTGATTGATGTGGCGCAGGCTCTTCAGTTGATAAACCGCCGCCTGATAGCTTGCGCCGAACCTGTGCGCGATAAACGCGACGTCTTGAAAGCCGATCGTCTGGGAGCGAGGTGCCGGACGCAACTGGCCCTGTATGCTTCCACCGGTCGCCACATCAAAGACGATCTGATCGGTACGTGCAGGCTGACCCTTGCCGAGCTGTCGCAGCTCTTCCTCGAGACCGGCCTCGGGAAGCAGGAAGGCTGCGGCGAAGGCGTTCGCGCGCTGTTCGATGCGCTCGCGGCTGTTGTCGGCGCTGCTCACGCCAACCACACGGTCGCGATCAAGGAGGGCATGCGCATACTCATGCGCCAGTGAGAAACGCTGGCGCGCACGCACATGCGCCGCATTCACGAGCACTGCCATGCCAATGCTCGGATGATGCAGGAACAGTCCTGACATGGTGTGAGGAAGATCCACCACCGATGCCCAGATCCCCTGATCGCCCAGCAGTCCCGCCATGTCGGCAATCGGAGCGCTACCAAGTTCGAGGCGTCTCCGTTCCTGTTCAGCGACCCGCTCGCCCTGAGCGACAGCTTCCCCGGTCGATCTTGGTACCGGCTCACGGTACGCAGGCGGCCCATCGCGCTCTTCACGCCCGAGCAACTCTTCCAAACTGACACCTTCGCGGCAAATCTGCACGCAGCGGTCTACCTCGATCCGGATTTCCGGAGTTGCATCGATGCCCGGCGCAATCCGATGCAGCGCCACTACTACGTCTTCATCAGCATCCGGAACGTCTGCGAGGAACCAGCTGACTGGCCGACGATAGAGTTCCGCCAGTCGCGCAAGTTCCATGGTGGATACCGCGCGGTTCCCTCCTTCGATCTGCGTGACAGCAGTACGGGGAAGGCCAAGAGCTTCAGCCACTTCACCCTGACTGATTGATACGAGTTCTCGTGCCTCCCTCAGTCGACGGGACAATTCGATGCGATTCATGACGGGTTCCTCGGTGTGCATGTCGGGCTTCTCCCGGCCCCTGCATGGGCACAAGATAGGCTGTCAGAACCATAACGTCAAATTCTTACTTGAACGTTCGATTGTCACACACCACATCTTCGGCATGCCACCGAAAGGAGGTGATGGACATGGCAGGCAAGAACCAGCACGTGGTTCGGCGCGAGGACAGTTGGGCAGTCCTGGGCGCTGGGAACAACCGCGACACGGCGCGTTACGGCACTCAGGCCGAAGCAATCAATCGGGCCACCGAGATTGCGCGCAACCAGCAGAGCGAAGTTCTGATCCACGGACGTGACGGCCGGATCCGCGAGCGCAACAGCTACGGAAACGACCCGTTCCCGCCCCGCGGCTGAGAAACGCGCGGAGGACCTGTGAGGCCCTCCGCGCGACCACCCGCGCCTCAAAGCCGCCCCTCCACCCAATTGGCCACGACCAACCCCGGCACGCTGTCCAAGGCCCGCTCCGCGTCCCGCGCCAGGTCCAGCCGTTTCGGTAGCTTGACCTGCGGCACCAACAGGAAGATCGGCGCGGTCACGAGGCCCCGGCCGGTCTTCGACCGTGACGCCACGGCCCGGCCCTTGGTGTTCAACCGCCCCTCGGCCACCAGAAGGCTCGGACCCCGGCGGCGATAGATGAAGCGCAGGCGCAGGCCGGTGCGGCGTTCCCATTCGCCGGGGGTGATCCGGCCGCCGCGCAGGGACTTGCCTGCGGCGGGCGTAGGAATCGCCAGCCAGAAGCCGTTCTTCGAGCGGATCAGCGGGCCGGTGTCGTGCGCGCTCACGATGACCGGGGCGTTGGACCAGACCACGGCGGCGGCGTTCAGGCTCGGCGTAGCCATGGGGAACTGCTCCGACCGGATGGTGCGGGCGAGCCGGGCCCCGAGCCCCGCGCCGGTGATTTGAAGCCGCCATGCAGCCTTAAGCCCTGTTCCGGCCTCGCGGATCGCAGCTGACACGGCGCGTTCACCTGCCGCCACCTCGGCCGCCATCATCGCGACGATGTCGGGATCGATGTCGAGCTTCAGCTTCATCGCGGTCATGCCGGGTGCAGGTCGATGGTCCAGACCAGCCGTTCACGGTCACGGACGGGCTCGCCCTGGATCAGGAAGGCCGCGCCCTCGATCTCGATCCTGTCGCCGGGGCGCGGGTTCGGCACCTCGGCGACGCGCAGGTCGATCCGGGTGGTCTCGGACCAGAGCCGCGCGTCTCCGAAGTCGGTGACGGCATCGGCACGCCGAGCGACGATGCGCACGAGCACCGGCGCACCGCCATTGGTGATGTAGACCGCGTCCCGCCCGATGTTCGGATCGGCGAAGAGCGCGCCGACAGCGGCGGCGAAGGCGTTCATCAGAACGCCCCGTTCAGCCGCACCCGGCCGACCACATCGCCCGCGCCACCCGCCACCGCCTCGGTCGCCACGCCGATCAGCGTGTTCGACGTGGTGACCTTGGTCGTCTGGCGGGCGGTGTTGTCCCAGTAGATGCGGTCGCCGACGGCTCATGCCTGGCTTCCGAGCTTCTTCATCTCGTAGACGCCGACGAGCGCGGCTTCGACGGTTTCGCCGAGGGCGGCGGTGCCTGCCGCCACACCGAAGATGGAGCCGACGAGCAAGCCATCGCCGGAGGTGACGGCATAGGGTGCGGTCAGGGTGATGGTCTTGCCGGGCTGGACGTAGGTTTTCATGGGGAGGATCCTCGTGGAAAGACGAAGGGCGGCCCGTCAGGACCGCCCGCGTGTCAGGGTTCAGCATGAGGTGCGGGTTACGCGCCCGGGTTCTTGTAGAGGCCGCGCCAGTCGATGGCCTTGGCGCCGAAGTCGAGGCGGCACTTGATCTCGACCCCGTCGACGTCGAAGCCGTTGCGGGTCTCGATGTAGGCGCCTTGCTGACCTTCCAGATAGGCGTATTCGATGGTGTCGATCTGGTTGGGCGAGGCCGCCAGATACCAGGAGGTGGCGCTGGCCGCATCGAGGCGCGGCTCGCTGATGGGCGACAGCGTGCGGATCGACTGCGGCACCACCTTGGCGCTGTCGGCGGGGACAAGGTTCTGGGCGACGAGCTGCTCGGCCTTCAGTTCGAGGGCCGCGGGGACGATCAGGAAGGCGGGCCGGATGTTCAGCACCGTCTTCTTGTCGAGGCCAGTCTGCAGCGCCATCGCCGCCCGCGCCGCGCCGACACTCGCGACGTCCAGCGCGGCTCCCGTCGCGGCCAGGTTCTTGTGCGTGGTGTGGAAGAGCGCGTTGCCATCGGCCATTGCTGGGTTCGAGGTGATGATGCCCCAGACGACGTCGCTTTCAAGCTGCGCGATGGAGTTGCCGTACATCGCCGGGATGCGGGTGAAGGCGTCGAGGTCGTCGTTGATCAGCACCTGCCGGGTGATCGCCACGACCCGGCCATAGGTCTTCACGCGGTAGCTTTCCTTGCTCTCGCCGAGGGTCCCACGCTTGAACTCGCCGCTTT